AACATAGCGTGCATGTGCCACAGCTGTCTGTCTTGTCCAATTGAACCGGACAGGTTATGGCATCCTCGGTCGTATTGTGAACAGTATTGGCCGAAAGATTGTCGCTTGGCAATGTGGAGAACCTAATGGCGAACTTGTCGAAACCTAGGACATCGCGTGTGCATTTTAAAGCGTCTCCGATTGGCTTGCCAGGATGGTGGCGGGAGTAGCCGTAGACGTGCAACTTGTCACGCTTGGCCACCTGTACATGCCAGAATGCAACATACTCGGTAGAGTAGAAGTCACCTAGCACATGCAAGCGGACCAAATAGCCACGCTTGTGTTTCCGGTCCAGTTCGTCAAGCTCGGCCTCTAAACGCGCTCGGAGACCTACTGTGTCGATACGGTGGGCGAATGGCATATTGTTACCATAGCAATCGTTCCAATGCTCACAGGCCCTGTCGCATGTTGCGCGTTCTTCGAGCGTCAAGGTATAGATCGGCATGCCAGCAAGTTTGCCCTTGGTAACCTTTCGGCCAAGCTTTTTGTTAGTCGATGGTTTCAAGGCCTTATGCTTGTACTGGTCAAGCGTGTGGACGTTCTTACTGTACATGGTGCGGCCTTCTACAATGGCCACATGGTCGCTTTTTAAGGTCGTCATGACTTGCTCCAATAATTGTCCCTCAAATAGGCGTCTACCATATCTTGGCCATACTTGTCAAACATGATAGCTAGGAATGTATGGGAAGGGATACCGTCTACCAAACAAGCTCCCCATGCGTTCGCCGGTCCAGTCACGGCCTCGACGTACTTCTCGCAATCTAGTTCTAAGGTCATCGTATTTACCTCCGATTGATACAATAGAACGCATGGTGTCCCATGCGCTCCGTTTTATCAACCTGCGAAGTGGTGTAATCGCTTGGTGGCTGCACGATGTTCGACATATAAAGACCGGCGTCCCATGTGGAAACCTGTCATAGTCGGGCCTGTCGATATTCCCCATCGGGATTTAGCCACACGTTTCCGATACAATCCCCAAGCGAAACGCTTGCCATTGGTTCCGTCATTAAGGGCCGCTGTCTTGCCTACTAATCTAGCCATTTCGTTTTCCTTTCATAATGGCGTTACACAGTGGAGCATATATTATGGACTGTGCGCTACATTGTGTCAACTAGGTAAATAAAAATAATTAATATTATCTTGGCATGATATTTGTCTAAGCAAACACTGTGCCAAGTATGCTACATTCGCGCAAATTATTTTTATGGGTCGTAGCTCACATTTCACCAAGACGCATCAGCGAGCTCCCAAGAGCGTTTTAAGCACATATGCAATAAATGCACAGCTAAACGCCGAACTATTCGCAGAACGCAACACAAGCAAAAACAATGCCAAAGTATGTTCTATTCGCACCCACACGCATACTTTGAAAATATTTGTGACAATCCTGCCACACTGTTGCACAATTGTCACACTGTTGCCCGAACGCAACATTGTTGCACAATTGTCACAGTGATGTATCGGCAACACTGTTGCAAAATTGTCACACCATTGGGTGTTCGTCTTTTGTTCTCAACCTTGGACAAAATAGGAACGAAGCGAGAACGCGACCCCCCCAGCGGTGGTCAGTTGTTTTATAGTCCAGTGCGTTCATTCCGGGGGGTATTTTGAAAACCTATTGACACTATTGTAAATATATAGTATAATAACACTATGAAGTGGCTTTCTTATATAAGTGGTTCAATATTGGCTCTTTACGGAGCCTATATTTTTATTATGATGATATATGGAACTTTTACATAATGCCCAAGACAAGAAAGTTTGCCAGCTACGAAGAACCAAAACCCTTAGACAGGGAGATGACCTCTAAAGAGTACGAGTTTATTGTACAACTGGTAGACAACCACCTAGAGCCTGAGCAAGCATTTCACGCAGCTGGGTACAAGGCTGAAGGCTCTCATGCGGGACACAGGGCAAAGCGGCTACAGCGGCACCTTTGGCTCCATATTGAAAAACGCATTAAGGAAAAAGTTGGAGAGACGGCGACACTTGCTTTGTCTGTCCTAGAAAGTCTAATGCGAGAAGCTGATTCTGAAAATGTTAAGTTAAACGCTGCCAGAGACATCCTGTCACGGGCTGGGTACGATGCTGTGCATAAACAGGAGACGGTTGTTAGGGAGATTTCTGAGCTTACAGACGAGGAGCTAGACGAGCAGATTCAACGTCTTTCAGAAAACGTGGTGCCTCTGCGTGGCAAATAAAGAAGAAATTTTAAAGCTGCTGCAAGAAAAACAACGTCGACTGGAAACCAGACGTATTGAGCAGTATAGTCCCTACGACTATCAGGCTAGGTTTCATTCTGAGGGCAACGGTTGCGCTCAAAGAATTTTAATGGCCGCGAACAGAGTAGGTAAAACCTTTTGCGGAGCAGCTGAAACATCCTACCACCTAACAGGTAACTATCCTAAATGGTGGAAGGGGTATAAGTTTAACAAGCCCATCAAGGCGTGGGCAGCTGGTGAGTCAAACGACACTACACGGGACATTATCCAAAAAGAGCTATTTGGCAATCCACAAGACCCTTCAAAAAAGGGCACAGGCGCGATACCACTGGACAACATTGTAGAAACAATTCGTAAACCGGGAGTGCCAAATGCTTTTTCTAGCGTACTGGTCAAACACCGTAGCGGAGGAAACTCTCAGATTAGTTTCAAAGCATACGAACAAGGTTTTGAAAAATTTATGGGCGAGGCAATCGATGTTGTCTGGCTTGACGAAGAACCTAAGCAGGAGATATTTTCCCAATGCATAACCCGGACTGCCGATACAGATGGTATAGTCTACATGACCTTTACCCCAGAACGTGGGATGACATCAGTAGTAAGCAGTTTTATGAACGATCTAAAACTTGGGCAGAGTTTGATAACAGCAACTTGGGACGACGTAGAGCATCTGGACGAAAAAACAAAGGAACAACTTTTAGCAGTTTATAGTCCCGCTGAGAGGGACATGCGTTCTAAAGGGATACCAGTATTTGGCTCAGGATTGGTATTCCCAGTGTCCGAGGATGACGTTGTATGTGAGGATTTTGAAATACCAGATCACTACCTAAAATTGGCCGCTATTGATTTTGGTTTTGACCACCCCACTGCAATTTCTTGGGCAGCGTATGACCCGGATGATGATGTCATTTACATCTATGACGAACACCGGAGAAGCAAAGAAACACCGCTGACTCACGCAGCTGTATTAAACTCAAGAACACCGGGAATACCAGTAGCGTTTCCCCACGATGGGTTACAGCATGATAAAGGGTCGGGCATACAGTTAGCACAACAGTACAGGGACTTGGGTGTGTATATGCTGCCTGACCATTTCAGCAATCCACCTACGGAGGGTAAACTAAATGGTAATAACTCAATTGAAGCAGGCCTTAGCATCATGTTGCAACGCTTTGAAACTGGTCGCCTGCAAATTTTTGTATCTTGTGTTGAGACCCTTGAAGAAATGCGTCTCTACCATCGAAAAAATGGTCGAGTGGTGCCAATCAAAGACGATCTTATAAGTGCTATGAGATATGCTTCTCTTTCTATAGAACGGTTTGGTGAACGAATGAAGAACAAAACACACTATAGAAAATATGGGTTTGAAAAAGAAATTAAATACTCTAGCGCAGGAATTATATAATGCCTTTCAGTAAATACAGCCCAAAGCAAAAGAAACTAGCACGGGTAGCCCCACCAAGAAAGAAGATTACAGCCGCTGATTTTAAAAAATTGAGGAATAAAAATGGCAAAAGGAAAACCTACGCCTAACGATCCAGCAAAGTGGTCACGGGCAAAAGCAAAAGCTAGGGCCAAGTTTAAAGTATACCCCAGTGCCTATGCCAACGCTTGGGCCTCTAAAGAATACAAACGTATGGGCGGTACTTGGTCGGGCAAAGATAATAGGGTAAAAAAACGTGGCTAAGGGTGGTCTGGGCAAGTGGTTTGCCGAGGATTGGCGGGATGTCAAAACTGGCAAAAAGTGCGGACGTTCTAAAAACGGAAACCGCCCCTACCCTGCCTGTAGACCCAAACGAGTAGCCTCTAGGATTTCTAAGGCAGAAGCCCGCAAAAAAACTGGACCGGGGCGCGTCAAGTGGTCTGTCACGGCCTCTGGTAGAAAGAGAACATAGTATGGCTCATAACCTAGACGATGATGAAATCCTAGCAATGGTCGAGGGAGAGATTAACGGCTCTTCCGACTATATGGATTCTGAAATTAGTTCTCAACGTGAAAAGGCAATGGAGTACTTTTACGGGGAACCTTTCGGAAACGAAGAAGATGGTCGCTCTCAGGTTGTTGTAACAGACGTTCAAGATACCTTAATGTGGATGATGCCGTCACTGATGCGTATTTTCACAGCTGGTGACAAGGTTGTTAAGTTTGTTCCGGAGGGTCCAGAAGACGAAGATATTGCAGATCAGGCAACAAAATATGTAAACCATGTTTTTTACAAGCAAAACGATGGTTTTATGATTTTGTACAATATGTTCTTGGACGCTTTAATGCAAAAAGTAGGCATTGTAAAGCATTATTGGGAAGATATTGAAAAAACAACAACCGAAACATACGAAAATTTAACAGAAAATGAGTATAATCTTCTTATACAAGACGAAAAACTAGAAGAAATAGAGCATACTGAGACGATTGTTGCAAAACAAGTCATCGACCCTATGACAGGCGAGCCTGTAGAAATCGAGGAGATTTCTCACGATGTTACCTTTGCAAGGTCGGTAATGACTGGAAAAGTTACTGTTGAAAATGTACCTCCAGAAGAGTTTTTGATAAACAGAGGTGCTAAGACACTGGAGGATGCTAGATTTATCTGCCATCGTTCACACAAGTCTAAAAGCGACTTGTTGAGAATGGGATACGACCAAGATGTTGTAGATTCTCTACCGGGTTACGTTGGTGGTGCAGACGACATTACAACGTCCCAAGAGTACATGGCGCGTCATGCTTATGATTCAACGAATGTTTATCCTAATCAAGCGACCGGCGACTCAGAGATGGTTGTACAAATATACGAGTCGTACATGAAGATAGACATGGACGGCTCTGGTATTAGTGTCCTTCATAAAATCTGCCATGCCGGAAACGAATTATTAGACGTTGAACCGATAGATTACATTCCGTTTTCTACAATTTGTCCAATTCCAATTCCACACAAGTTTTTTGGCCTAAGTGTTGCAGAAACAGTACAAGACATTCAGCTTATTCGTTCTACTTTAACTCGTAATTTGCTAGACAATATGTACCTTGCCAACAACGGTAGATTTCAAGTTGTTGAGGGTCAGGTAAACATTGATGATCTTCTGACAAACCGTCCGGGTGGTATTGTTCGTACTCGCAGTCCTAACGCTCTAACGCCAATACAGACTCCAGCATTGCAGGATTACAGTTTTAAAATGTTGCAGTATTGGGAGGACATTAAAAGTGGACGCACAGGTGTCAATCCTAAGACACAGGGACTATCAGCTGACGTTTTAAAAACACATGTTACAACAGGAGCAGTTACAGCTGCTTTAACCAATGCACAGGGGCGTTTAGAACTAGTTGCTAGAATATTTGCTGATACTGGTGTTAGAAACTTATTTAAACAAATTTATAACCTCATTCAACGCTACGAAAACCGTAAAAAAATTGTACGCTTGAACAATCAATATTTTGAAATTGATCCCGGAAGTTGGCGAGAAGACCTAGACGTAGACATTGAAGTTGGTATTGGCTACGGAGACCAAGATGTAAGGTTGCAGAATATGAGCAATTTCGCCGGTCTTGTTGAAAAGGTAGCTACTCAGACAAAAGGTATTGTTGGACCCCAAAATATATACAATCTCGTTGTAGAAATAGCAGACGAGATGGGCATTAAAAATGTAGACAAGTTTATTAGCCAACCTCCTACAGAGCCTATGCCTCTCAATCCACAAGAACAATTAGCGCAGGCTCAAGCACAGTCTATGATTACAGAAGCTCAAGCATCTCAATTGGAAGCTCAAGTAAAGGCTAAGGAATTAGAGCTAAAATCTGCTAAGATGGAACTCGAAAGAATTGAACTAGAACATGACATGGCGTTGAAGAGAGAAGAGTTAAAGCTCAAAGGTATAGAGCTAGGTTTTGAAATGAACTCCGATAAAAACATTAAGGCTTAGGAAAATAAAATGGCACGACAGAATAACTTTTACAGAGTAAACTCAAGTGAAAACTTGTCTGCTACAACTACATCTGGAGCAACTCGTTCTGGAGCATGTCCTGATCAAGTTACTAAGGTAAGGCTTGCTGCTACAGCAGATGCTTTCGTTAAAATTGGTCCGGGCGCAGACCCTACGGCTACGGTCGCAGCTGGTGTACTGTTAAATGCAGGCGATTCAAGCATTTTTACAGTTGTTGCAGGTGATGAGATAGCTGCCATAACTGCCAGCGGAACTGCCACTGTTAATATCACTTGGCTTGAAGGCTAATAGGAGTTTACAATGGCTACGAACAAAAAAATCACTGAGCTTACGGAGCTAGTTGAAGCTGATTTGGCAGATGATGATGTTCTAGCAATTGTAGATGTCAGTGCTGGAGAGACATTTAAGGTCAGAAAGTCAACTCTAGCATCGGCTTTGGCAGGTGTAGCTACTATTGCGGCATCTACCCCAGTGGCTGTTAATCAGTCTACAGGGTCTGTGACAGTAAGTTTGGACACGGTTCCGATTACATCTGGAGGAACGGGTGCTACAAGTGCTTCGGCAGCTTTAACCGCATTGGGAGGTTTTGCAGACCCCTTAACTACTAGGGGAGATATTATAACCCGGGGAGCTTCTGCAACTCAACGGCTTGCAGTTGGTGCAGCCAATCGCGTTTTGATTTCTGATGGAACTGATCCATCATATGGGCAGGTTCCTT